CCGGAGCCGTCGGGGCCCGCCTCGTAAGTGCCGGTGCGGCCGAGCACCATGTCCATCTGCCGATCCAACGTCGGATCCCAGGGGCCGCCGATGCTGATCGTCGCGTCCTTAAGGCCGGGCAGGTAGCCCTTTGCGGGCTGGGTCGCGGTGCTGTAGGCCGTGTCTTCGGCGTTGTCGGAGGTGCCGGACACGTCCATCGTGTCGCAGTAGGCGCTGAGATTGACGAGCGAGCCGGAATAGTTGTCCAGCAGGAACGCTGCGCCCTTGCCGTGGGTGGTCGCCATGGTCGTCTACCTCCGGGCCAGGACCAGGTACGCCGTCAGCGACGTGGACCCGGTGAGGGTGTAGGCGGCGCGGGCGTACTGGCGCACCGTGCCGGTGCCGCTGCTGATCTGCTGCGCGCTGATGCCGGTCGCCGCCGCGAAGGCGCCACCCGAGACGTCAGCGAAGGACGAGTCATCGGCCGAATCCGCGAGCTTAAAGACGATGCTGGGCGTGCCGTCAACCGCCGTCACATGCAGGTTCGCGACCCAGCCGTCGGTGGTCGCTACCCCGTTGTTGACGCTGGAGCCGGTGCCCGTGGCCGTGACGACCGCACCGGCGAGCAGGACGTCGCCGCCCCACACGCCGCCGTCGGCGGGCATCTCGGCTGCCGCCGTCACGACGTCGCCGACGGGGGCGGATTGCTCGTAGGATGCCTGCGCGACCTTCGCGATCTTCGCCCGGCCGCCGACGGTCGCGCCCTCCAGGAGGATGCTGACGATCGTGGTGTCGAGGCCCAATAGCGTCGACAGCGTGGCGTCGGTGGCGTTGGCCGCCGCGTCCCACATGCCGGAGAGCGAGATCGAGCCGTCATGCAGGCCCGGGATGTAGCTCTTGAACGTGTCCTGAAAAGCCGTGTCCTCGGCGGTGTCGCAGGTCCGGCTGATATCCGCGTTGTTGAAGTAGGCGCTGAGCAGTAGCCCGTTGATCAGGACCGCTACGCCCTTGCCGTGCTTGGTTGCCATGGGCTAGTCCTCCTGGCTGTGGATCGGGCTGACGGGCTGCATGTAGCAGCCGTCTTCGGGGTCGAGGCGCACCGCGGGGCGGTCGGTCAGGACCAGGCGGCCGTCCGCCAGGTAGCCGGCCCAGCTCTCCGGGGTCATCTGGTCGGCGGTCAGGACCGAGCCGCGACCGTAGGTCACGATCGTGCCGTCATCCTGCCGGAGGTAGTGCGAGCACGTGGCCTCGGCGCGGGGCTGGGTGTCGTCGGCGCCCTCCGCCGGCGCGGTGGTGCGGGTGCGTGGCGGCATCGCCTATCCTCCTGTCTGCGCCGGTGGCGCGCTGTCGTTCCCGTTGTGGCCGCAGTCCAGGCACATCCAGGCCCGCTGGTTGGCGTGCGTGGCCGCGCTGGTGCGCCGCTCGTGGCGGCAGATGATCCCGTCCGTGGGCGGGGCGATCGGCTCGTCGTCGAGGTCGCCCCAGGCGGCGATCAGACCCGAGGCCGCGTCGAGCGACGCCAGGCCCGCGGCCATCATCGACGGCGACGCGCCCTCTTCCTGGGCGAGCGCCAGCACGGCGCGCGCGGCGGCGAGCTGGGCGAGGATGACGTCGCGCATCTAGTCCCCCAGGTGTGTGATCGTGAAGTCGAGCGCGGCCTGCCAGATCTTCGCGGTGGGCTCGTAGTCGTCCGTTTCGCCCTCGCCCTGGATCGCCAGGACCACGACGCCGGAGCCGCCGCCCATCGTCCCGCTGTAGCCCTCCAGGACCGCGATCAGCTGGAGGGCGATCGCCTCGCGGTCGGCGTAGCTCGACGCCCAGACGGTGAATTGGAAGCGCGCCTGGCGACCCAGCCGCGGCGCGCCGAAGGTCCGCATGCGGACGGTCGAGACGCGCTGGTATGTCACCGCCGGCAGCGTGGCCCCCTGCGGCAGCGCCACGGGGTAGACGCGGGTGGACACGTACGCCGCCAGGCCGGCGTACGTCGAGAGGTAGTTGAAGAGGGCCTGTGAAAGCGTCACGGGCCCGGCCTCGTCAGCCCGGCCCGGAAGACGCGCCCGATCTCACGGATCGCCTTCTCGCGGTTCTCGTCGAGCGCCGGCCGCATGTAGGGCTTCGGGCGCGCGCCGTGCGTGGTGTAGAACTTCCCGCCCGCGCCCTTGAAGACCCACGGCGTTTGCCGCCCGTTGCCACCCTCGGCGTAGATGCCGGTCCCGTACTCAACGTACTTCCCGTAGACCACGCTGGGGCCGATGCGCGCCTCGACCGCGTCGCCCTGGCGGGTGACCTCGGTCGTGATGGAGCGAGAGAGCGTGCGCGTGCGCTTCGGGACCTTCTGCTTGGCCGCGTTTTGGACCAGCAGGGCCGCGGCCTCGACCGCGCGCACGAGGGCCCGATCGCCAGCGGCCCCCAGGCCGGCTAGGCGCTGGCGGAGCTCCGGCTCGCCGATGACCGTCACGGTGATCGCCATGCCGCCCTCCCGTCAGGTCACGACCTCCAGCAGGAGCCGGGTCGCTAGGTGCTGGCTGTCGTGCTCGACGGCCAAGATGTCGTAGACGGTGCCGGCGATCGTCGCCCGGTTCTCGACCGTCAGATCGGACCGGTAGGCGGCCAGCAGGGCCTGGTGAGTCGCGACGGCGACCGTCTGGTCGGGTCGCCTGATCTCCTGGGCCTTCACGGCCCACAGGCAGCACGCGACGGTATCGTCGGTCCCGCTGACCAGGACGGCCCCTGTGTCGTCGACCAGGTGGTCGCCCGCGTCGTCGACCAAGAACGGCGCATCGCTCCACGTCGGCGACTCAGCACCGTAGGCGTCCTGCGCGACGTAGGCGGCGCCGAGCGCCACGGTCTGAGGAAAAGCGTTGACCAGGGCCGCGAGCAGCCGGGAATCGACCAGCGGACGCGGCATCGGCACCCCCTACAGCAGGCCGCGCATCGCGTCCTTGAGCGTGATCTCGTTCGCCACGGCCGGTGTGACGGTCCACTCCGCGATGTCGAAGGCGGGTTGCTCCTCGACCTGGCGCCGGTAGGTGGCGGCCAGCTCCCGCAGGGCCTGCGCCAATTTTGCGCCGTCGGTCGTGGTGTCGCCGACCTTCATGACCTTGAGGATCAGGGCCTGCTTGGCGGCGATGGCTTCCAGCGCCGCCGCCGCGCCGAGCTTGACCTCGTCGCCTTCAAGCGCGAGGAACGCATCGATCGAGGCGTCCTGGAAGATCTGGTTGTCGGTGTCGTCGTCCCCGATCAGCAGGCGCACGCGCCCGCGCGAGGTCGAGGGGTCGAAGGTCCATGCCATCAGGCGCCGGCCTTCTTGCGGCTGACGGGCTTGCCGGGCTCAGGCGCCGGGGTCGGCGGCGCGGTCAGCTTGACCGGCTGTGGCGGCGGATCAAGGCGCATCGGAGCGCCGTTGAGCGCGTCGATGAGCCCGATCCCAGGCTCGCGCAACTCGACGGGCAGACGAGCAGGCGTCTTGGATCGCGTCGCCTGCTGGGCGGCATCCTGCGCGGCGGCGTCGAGCGCAGCCCGAGCCGCCGCCATGTCGTCGCGCATCCCGCGCAACTCGACCAGGATCAGCCGGGCGATCTCGTCGTTGTGCGTGATCGCGGGCGGCAGCGGTTTCTCGGAATGAAGCATGGGGACCTCCTCTGTCTCCAATTGGAGACACGGGGCCCGGGGCGACCGAAGCCGCCCCGGGGTGCCGGGCTACGAGCCCGAGCCGTTCGAGGCGACCGTCGCCTTGCCGTCCATCCGGGCGCCGCCGAAGACGTGCCGGATCTTGTACTCGATCGCGTCGCTCTCGAAGTCGCCTTCGAGCGGGTTGACCGCGCCGCCGCCGACGCGCCGGGCGTTCGGTTCCTTGATGAAGATCGCCGGCTCCTGGTAGCCGGTCAGGAAGCCGATCTCCAGCGCGGGACGGCTCACCATCGGATCCGCGAACAGGAACCACGAGGTGTTGCCGTTCGTGGTCGCGATGACCGGGATGTAGGGATCGACGACCAGGGTCATCTTGTTCTTGACCCAGTTCGCCACGGTCAGCTTCTGGTTGGACGTGCCGCCGCTCTCGGCCAGCTCCAGGGTCATCCCGTTCAGGATGTTCTGGGCGGTGACCTCCAGCGCGGGCGGAACGACCAGCCGCAGCATCTCGATCGCGATCGGCTCGTTGTCCGCGTCGCGCAGCTTCGAGATCACGATCAGGGCCTGCTGGAGCGCCGCGATGGACAGCGCCGGGTTGGTCGAGCTGGCGCCGTTCGTCGTGTTGACGATGTTGGCGTTGCCCGACGTGTACAGGCTCGCGTGGGGGCCCGAGGCGTCGACGTAGAGGCCGGTCGCGAACTTCGACTCGGTCCGACGCGCGCCGGTCGCCAGGCGGCCGGGCAGGGTGCGGAAGGCGTCGAGATCGTCGTTGACCAGCGTCTCCCACGAGAACGGGATCCGCTTGCCGTACTTGCCGACGGCATAGCTGTACTCGCCGTCACTGACGAACGTCGCCGGGTATTCGCCCAGCTCCGCCACGGCTTCGAGCTGACCCTCCCCGCCGTCGAGCGTCTTGCGCTTGACCGTGCGGAAGTCGCGGACCGTGCCGACCTTCGCGAAGGCGCGCCACACGGGCGTGATCTCGCGGTAGCCAGCCAGCAGCTGGCGGTCGAGGATGTCGCCGAACAGGTAGGGGAAGTCCGAGGTGGACATCGCCTCCTGGAGCCGGTACATGGGCTTCTTGCCCTTGCAGACGTCATCGATCAGCGTCACGGCCTCGGCCAGGGCGGCCAGGTAGCGCGGGCTGGAGACGTTGGTGCCGGGGCGGCGGCCGTCGCGCGCAAAGACGTCTTCGCGCAGATCTTGGAATTGACGCATGTTCGGTCC